TGACACCGATACCGAACTATCCGCAGTGAATTCAATACTGGGAGCTATTGGTCAGTCACCAGTAACTTCAATAGTATTTGAAAACCCTGAGATCTCATACATTTACAACTTACTAAGGGATGCTAATGTAGATGTACAAGCTGAAGGATGGCATTTTAATACAGAAAAACATGTAAAATATACACCAGACTCAACTACAAATAAAATAGCTATCGGTAATGATATTCTAAAAATGGATGTTACTGATGGTTGGACTAAAAGAACTTATGATGTAGTTAAAAGGGGTGGTAATTTATATGACAAGATAGATCATACTGATGATTGGTCAGATGTATCTAGCATATTACTAGACATAACTAAATTACTTGCATTTGAGGATATACCTCCTGTCTTTAAACGTTATATAATAGCTAAAGCTAGCAGTCAAGCTGCTGCTCAATTAGTTGTTAATCCACAATTAGTTCAATTACTACAGAAACAAGAAGCTTATACTAGAGCAGCTGTAGTAGAGTATGAATGTAACCAAGGTAATCATACTATGTTTGGATTACCAGAAGGTTCCGTTTATAATGCATACCAACCTTGGAGGAATCTTAGAAGATAATGGCAGGAATTACACAAACAATACCTAACTATGGATCAGGTGGTATGTCAGAACAGCCTGATCAATTGAAATCTCCTGGCCAACTTAAAAACATACAGAATGCTATACCAGATGTCACCTATGGTTTATATAAAAGACCTGGAGCTAAGCGTGTAGAAGCTGCAGCTGGAGGTGCACCATTAACTAATGTTCAATCTGGTGGATCATGGTTTCATTATTTCCGTGATGAATCAGAAGGATCTTATATAGGACAAGTCTCTGATGGTGGTAGAGTGAGGATGTGGAGTTGTAATGATGGTACTGAAAAAAATGTATGGTATCATACAGACAACAGCGCTTTTGATAGTAGTAATTCTAACCATACATCTATAACTAATTATTTAACACCAAGTCCTTCTGATGATACTGAGGATATCCAAGCTCTAACTATTAATGATACTACCTTCTTAAATAATAGAAGTAAAGTAGTTGGTACAACTGGTACTACAGATGCTAGACCTCATGCCCACTTTGCTTTTGTTGAAATTTTAAGAACAGAGAATGGTAGGCAATATGGTCTGAATCTTTACAATGATACTACTACAAGAACTATTAAAAGAGCTACACGTATAAAAATAAAAGAAGATACATTAGCTGAAGGCGATGGTACTGGTACTTGTCCTGGTATAGGCACACAAGTATTCAGTGGAGCACAGACAAACACTGGTACTAGGAAGAATTTATCCTTCCGTATTACTACTACGGGACAACAAGGTAGAAAATCAGGCACTGACAGTACACCAACAGGTAATGATTATCAATGTTCTTATAACCGTGAAATTGTTTTACTGCATGGAGGTGAAGATTGGGAGACAGGAGATGAGAGGGAAGTTACTTTAACTCAAGCTAAAACTAATTATACTTATACTATAGAAGTAACTGAGCATGAAGAAGCAGTTGTTCAGGCTAATTTAGGTGCAGTTAGACCTGCTCCTACACCATTCGATTCTGACACAGCTGTTACTGCTGACACTATTCTTGGTGGACTTAAGGAAACAATAGGTACTCCTGTAGTTGGAGGAGCTGCTATGAGTGTTGAGATCGTTGGTAATGGTCTCTATTTTTCATGTGCAAACTCCTTTAACATTGACATCATGGATAATGATCTGATGCGTGTCATGCAAGGTACTGTAAATGATGTAACTAAACTTCCAATTCAATGTAAAAATGGTTATATTGTTAAAGTAGCTAACACTAGAATGTCAGATGAGGATGATTATTATACTAGATTCTATGGTGCTAATAATAGAGATGGTTCTGGCGTATGGATAGAGTGTCCTGAACCTGGTATTGTTAAAAGCTTTGACCCAGCTACTATGCCTCACATCTTACAAAGACAGGCTGATGGGGATTTTTTAGTTAAACAGTATAGCTGGAAAGATAGGACAGTTGGAGATGATGTAACCAATCCACTGCCATCTTTTGTAGGTAGTACTATAAATAAAGTAGTATTTTTCCGTAATAGATTAGTCTTTTTATCCGGTGAAAATGTTGTATGTTCTAGACCTGGCAGTATAGCCTTACCTAACTTCTTTAATAATTCAGCGTTAACAATTGCTGCTACTGATCCTGTAGATATATCTTGTGCTTCATTATATCCATCTGATTTATTTGATGCAGTAGAAGTTAATATGGGTTTAATGTGTTTCAGTACTAATGCTCAATTTTTATTATCAGCTGATGATACTGTCTTTAATCCTGATACTGCTAAATTAAGAATTGTATCTCATCATAATTATAATAAAGTTATACCTCCTGTTAGAACAGAATTGACTGTAGGCTTTATAGATAATAGTAATAAATATAGTAGATTTGTTGAATTATCAGATGTTAAAAGAGAAGGTGAACCTTCACTTACAGAGACAAGTAAAATTGTACCTACTCTATTAGCTAAAGATATAGACTTAATTACTAATAGTATTGAAAATAGTTTAATATTCTTTGGTAAGACAGGTGAAGATGTAGTATATGGTTTAAAGTATTGGAGACCTGGAGCTAATTTAGAAGAATCAACTATGTCTTGGTTCAAATGGAAACATAATAATCCTATTAAATACCATTTCTGTGTTGAAGATGATTATTATTTCTTAGATACAGATAACTTTCTACAAAGTATTAATTTAGTTCAGGCTGATACTGATCCAAGTATCAATCAAGATAGTGTTAATTATCTATTACATCTAGATAACTATACTACAGTAGTAGGTGGTGTATATAATGCAACAACTAATTTAACTACATTTACTGATGGTACTGGTAGTTGTGAATTCACTTGGCAATCTAGCGTAACATCTCCTAATGGTACTTTAGTAGTAGTTGACTCTGATACTAATGCAGCTAGATTAGGTAGATATGCTGAAGCTACAGTAGTAAGTGCTGGTAATAACTTTACTGTACCTGGTGATTGGTCAGGTGCTACAGTACATATAGGTTATTTATATGAATATAATATACAGTTTCCTAGAATATATAATACACAAACAAGAGGTAGACGAGTTACTTCTGATATAAATTCTAAACTAACAGTACATAGAATTAAATTAAACTTTGGTAAAATTGGTTTATATGCCACTACTTTAACTAGAGTAGGCAAGGCAGATTATACTGAAATTTATGAGTCAACTGATTTAGATGAGTATGAAACTTCAGATGCACCATATCTTTCTGAGAAGATAAAAGATATACCAGTATATGAAAGAAATACAAATGTAGATATCACGTTAAAATCCTCCCATCCAGCACCTGCTACTTTAAGATCTATGTCTTGGGAAGGTGACTGGTCACCCATGCATTATCGTCGTGTCTAAACTTGATCAATATGTCCATCCAGCAACAATTGAGGCTGCCATAGAGGTGGCCTCTAACCTGCTCCCAGATGACCGTAGAGAGGTCGAAGAGGGTCACGGGCTAGATCCTATGGAACAGCTTACTTTGGCTGTTCACAGAGGCTCCTGCGTGTGGTTCGAAGTGCCTAACGGTAAGACTGCCGGAATGGCTGGAGTAGGACCGGATGGAGAAGTCTGGATGTTATGCACATCAGCTATATTAGAGTATCCTATTACCTTTGCTAGAGAAGCAAAGAGATTTATAGAAAGTAGAGATGAAAAACTCCTATGGAATATAGTTGATAAACGTAACAAAGTCCATTTAAAACTACTCAAATTTTTAGGGTTCAAATTTTTGCGAGAAATTTCTCACGGACCCAAACAATTGTCCTTTATAGAATTTTGCCGTGTGCGCACCTGATCCCAATGCAGGTATTAGAATGCAGGCGAAGATAGAAAAGCAAAAGAAAGATGCTCGCTATCATTCGGAGTCATTAAAATACTGGAATAGAGAAGTCCAAGCCAAAAGAGGTAGACAAAGAATAGCTTCTGGATTAGCCACTGCTCGAAGCGATGCTTATGTATCTGCTTTACATGCTTTAGGTAAAGGCAGAAAACAACAAGAACTTCTCGAAGTTAAAAAGTCTGAATTACCAAGTAGGTATGATCAGTCTGGAGTTGGTAGAGCTAGATCTTATGGTATGTCTAAATATAAACAAATTCTTGCTAGTCAAGCGGCTTTAGAAAGCTCAATTGATACACAATTTGGCAGGAATATGGACGCCAAGATGACTAAAATAGATAAATATAATAGAAGAGCTTTAGCTAGAAATAGAGAAAGGTTAGGAGTAAGACCAGAATATGGTGCCCCTGTAATGATGCCTCCTAAAGGTGATACTACATTTGCTAATATAGGAATGATGTTATCTATAGCTCAACTGGGTATGGCTATGTCTGACATAAGACTAAAAGAAAATATAGATGAAGTAGGTCAATCACCTACTGGTTATAAGATATATGAATGGAACTATAAGTCCGATAAGAACACTCGTTATCGTGGTGCTATAGCTCAAGATGTAGTTAAAATCAACCCCATGGCAGTAGGTATTAGAAATAACTACTTGACTGTTGATTACAATAAAATTGATGTAGACATGGAGGTTATATCATGACAAGTTCATATTACTCAGATTTAGGTAGAGGGATAGACGCACCAATTTCTGGTGAAGGTCTTGAGATTATGAGAAACCCTGCCATGTCAGAAGAGGTTGATCTAACTGAAAGTGTTAACGCTGAGGTTGATAGATTAGCTGACGATAAAGATAGATACTTTAATCAGTTAATTGCTCAGTACAACCATATGTATGAGCAACCCACCAAAGCAGAGGAACTTCTTAGCTTATTGCAAAAAGG